TTTTGGAACCTCTTCTTCTAAAGATTTTAGAGATGGTTCTGGTGGTAAAAGTGTAGGAATCATTGGGCGTTTTACTGTTTTTTGGGGAACAACTGGAATTGGTGCTGGCGTTGGCGCTGGGGGTGGAATTAGTGCTGGAATTGGCGCGGGTGTTGGTGCTGGAATTGGTGGCGGTGGGGGAGCAGGTTGTTGAATGATAGTTGGACGTTTTACAGTTTTTGAAGGTATCGGAGTTTCTGGTGCTTTTGGAGCAGTTGGAACTGGCAAAATAGATGGTCTCTTAACACTTTTAACTGTAACAGGAACAGCAATAGGTTCTTTACCAACTGTTTTCTTAACAGAAGCAACCTTTTGTGTTTTCTTTGCTTCTTTTTCTCTAGTTTTCTGAAGTTGTTCCTGTAATTCTAATTCTTTTTGTGCCGCTTTTTCAGCAGTTTCAACCTCACGACTAATTTTACCACGATGTTTACTATAATAAGCAGCCAAAGGTCTAAAAAACCACCTCTTATTTCCAGCTCTTATAGCATCACAGTAACGCAATGCTAAATCCAGCAAAGTACACCCCTTTTGAGTATTTGTAATAACAAGTGATGCATTCGCCAGCTCAATTTCAGTTAATCCCAAATTTGGCAAATCATACCTTTCCAGCTCCTTGCCAATTAAAATAAGTTTATCAAGATAAGGCTTTTTAGCAGTTACGATTACACATTCTGAACCAGTTTTAGGAGCCCCCCCTACCGCATGAGGTTCTTGCGTCTTAAATACAAGTTTTCCCTGTTTTGGAACAACAAACCCATAAAGTTTTGCAGTTGTAGATATATCAGCTTTTCTTTGTCTTACTACATCATCTTTTAGATTTTCAAATATACTTGTTTCTCCTTCATACTTAGTCCCATCAATATTAAAATACTCAAGTTTATTTGAGTTAAGATTTACCAATCTCACTATTCTATTTCCATCTACATCTAAAATCTCTTCCTTGACAATCGCTGGTAAATTTGTAGAAATAATATTCAACTGATACAAAGGAAGCATAATAAATTCATCCCATAGGTACTCTAATACAGCTTTTTGGTATTTTTCTTTATTTGGAACCTTTTTAGCAAACCAAACAATCATTTCAAGTTTCCATAAGTAATTTTGTTTTTGAGTTTTGAAATCACCACTAAATAATTCCAGTTTTCTTTCAATGGCCGTTCCTACTTGTTTTTGTTCTCCTGATGCTACTTTTTTTGTCCAGTCTTCAAGCATAGCCCAAAACTCTAAAATTAAACTCTTCTTTTCTAAATTTTCCTTAGATTTTTCAATTAGATTTACAATAGGTTCATCTGGCTTTATAGTATTTATTTTAGAGGGAGAATATTCATCGCGTTTGACTGGAAATTGAGCTATGCGGAGAGATACTGGAATTTTCCAATCAGAATAAGCATCAGGTTGAAATAGAAAATACTTATTTTTATAAATAAGATACCCAGATTGTTGCCCTGATTGAAGGCGAAATAGACGATTATTGACAATATTTTGTAAGGTTATATCGATCGCAGTTTGCGGAATGCCTGTTTGAAATAGCGCATTTAATAAATCTTCTTGTTTCCACCATGGTTGATATTCAATAAGTTTTTTTATGACACGCTGTATTGATAGTTCTCTATACTTTGCGCTAAAGACATTATATGTGCTGTCTTCTGTTTGTAACATAGTAGTTATTTGAACATTAGGATCACAAACAATAGGTCTACATTCCATCCAATCACAAATTGCTGTAAAATCCATGTCATCTAGTTTAACACCAGGTCCAGATTCCTGAACTTCTCCGTTAGGGCCATTTCTTGGTTGACACTGACTATCAATTTGTTTACGATTACCAAGTTTCTTTAAAATTGTTACACTTTTTCTTAAATTACAATCTACAGCGTAGACTTTTAAGAGACGGCTAATCTCACCAACCTTTAATGCTTTAGAAAGGGCAATGCGATAACAGTAAAAATCAGCTGTTTCAAATGAAGGATATTTTGTATCATTGCGATCAAATCCTACTACATGTAAAAATACAGTTGTATTTCGTTTACGAATATCTTTAATCAGACAATGACTTCTGTAACGAATAGCACGCCCAATAATTTGCTCAGTTTTATTTAAGTGAAACCAGGCATCCATAATATGAACTTCTCTTATAAAACGCAAATCTAAACCTTCCCCTGCTATTTGAGATCCTAGAACGACTTTAACAATGCCGCCATCTACATTATTCGCGCTTCTAGCAACTTCTATGGATGCCTTATTATTTGGAGAAATTGTGACATCTCCTGTCAAAATAACATATTTAGCTGGTGTAAAAGAATGTTTTGTAACACAGTCCGAAGTTTCAACATCTTTATGCTCTTTTTCACGGAGAGAGCAGAGGGCGCACTGTTTGCCTAAATCATCTTGAATTCCATTTACAAGTAAAGGTTCGCGACCATATGGTGTGTATCCATTTGCTTCTAACGCTGCCGCAAGAAGTAAGGCACCTGTCTTTACAAAACGACTATAAACAAACTGTATTCCCTCAGCATGTTTTAAATATCTTAAAATTGTTGCTGCTTTTGGTGAATAATTTTTAAGGTTATCCATAAGAAGCCACTTTGCGGAGCGTTTTGCTTTTATACTTCCTCTTGGTCCAGCATCAAAATTATTTTTAAATCCTTCAAGACCAACATACGCTGCTGGATTTTCAAGATCATATTCATTTTCTGCGGCTGGAAATACGCAATTTCCAGCTTGTAAGAGAGAATCAATAATAAGAGGATTTGCCCCTGATTCACTAATCTTTTGGATAGTTAAATATTTTAATACTAAATCTTGAGGAGAACCTTGAGTATATTCGCTGACCACAATAGGAAGACGCGACATTTTTTCTTTTTCCGCCTCCTTAACAGGCGTGGTTAATTCCTTTGTAAGTTCTATAGAGGGATAAATTGTAGATGATAAACGTTTAACTGGATTTCCATCTGGATCCAACCCCATAGGATACAGTCTCAAGGGAAAACTATTAGGATTTTCACCGCGCATAAAACTAATGTAAGCATTTGCTAATTCACGAAGCGTTTTCTGGGCTTTATCAGAAGGTGTGCCATCACGATTCAAAATATCATCTGCTCTTATCAGCGGTTTTTTATCATTCATCAACATTAGGTTTAGAAGAAAAATAATTTCAAATACACTATTAAACATGGGCGTTGCCGTCATAAGTAATAGTTTTATTCCTTCAGTATTACGAAGAACATCTTTCAGATAGGGTGTTAATAGTTTTCCGCCTTTTGCTTCATCTTTTTCAAGAGTTGAATCAATATCATTTTCATCTTCAGCGACCATTTCTGTGCCAGTGACATCGCGCAGATTATGTGCTTCGTCAATAATTAGCATACGGTAATTAAATTCTCTTTGAAGAGCTTGCGCATGACGAATAGCATAGGTTTCTTGTGGTTCTTTTTTAATTCCTTTCAGCACTTCACGAATATAATTATAGAATTCTACGTATCCAAAAAATGCGTAGCGACTATCAATGGCACGTTTGATACGTAACTCGATGAGTTTAGGATCGCGCTCGTCAATAACATTTGCGAGTTTCAAATATGTATCACCAGTACATCCAGATGCTGAATTTGGCGTTGAACCAGTGCCGATTCTTAGATTTTCCATATCAAAGATAGTCCTGTAAAATCCAGAACGGATGGCGCGTGGACAAACAATAAAAACTTTCCTTCTAGGATAAAAGTCTAGGTATGCTTCTGCCGATTGAATGGCCGCACATGTTTTTCCTACCCCCACACCGTGATATAAGAGAGCACTCATATAAGGTGTTCGGGGATGTAAGTAGTTTGCAACAAAGCGTTGGACGGGTGTAACTTCAAATTCGGGACCGGATACGCAAAGATTTTCTTCTGGATCAAACGTGCTGACTGTGTCGGCAAATTCTGTTTTTTTAAGAAGTCTTGATACAAATTGGGGGTCCTCAATATCAGGATAAAGACCGCTGTCCTCAAGATATCTGGCATATTCTTCTGGAAATATATTAATATTATTTCCTCTATATCTTTCCGTTACAGGCAACTCATTCATCAATGAAGCTGAATTTTCGGATTGTTCGTTTTCCATTTCCTGTTCGTATCCAGGGATTTGAGTTTTCAGCGGGGTGGGTAATACATTCATTGGTGATACTCCTATTTACTAGAGAAGCTTCAGTTTGGCCAAGTTGTTCCGCTATTTGAACTATTGGGCCGACAAAAATAGGGCATAAGTTTCTTAAAAGAAGAGAGGCTCTTAGTAATACTTCGCGTTTTTCAACATTTGTCGAGCGGATTGTATTTAATGCGTTTTCTAAGGAAAACCAGCCAATATCGCCGATTTCTCGGTTCATTAATTCATTATCTTTTTTAAGATTGACTTTTACTCTTGAGGGAATCCATGCTAAATAGTAGACATGACAATAGTGAATATTGTTATTTCCAAAGAAAGTTTCACGAATTGGTTCAATATTTTCAAAGATTTTAATATCTGACTCTTCAATTCCCGTTTCTTCACAAAATTCACGGATTGCGCATTTATAATCACTTTCAAAAACATTCCTACGCCCTTTTGGAAATCCCCATTCAGGAGTTTGCCATTGAATAGGAATTGATTTTAATAATGAATCTAATGTTATAATTTCTCCGTTGATTTCTACACCTCGTTTTAACTGTTCAAATTTAACTTTCGCTTGTTCATATTCTTGTTTGTGTTGTTTATTTTCACTTGTTGTCATTGCTCCCCAGAGATCAACCCATAATTCATCAAAACTTTTATTGAGTATAGCATCTCTTTCTTTTTGCGTAGTTCCTAAAATCTGTTCTTTAATATAATTTATATCAGTAACTTTATATTTTGCCCGCAAAAGTTCAATAAATCCAATACTATCACGCCGCTGTATGAGAAGAAATTCCAAGTTTTTTTCAGGAATACCAGTTAATTCATCATTTATAATACGCTGTGCTTGATTCCAGGTTGGGTCTTGTATACGAAATGCTATGACTCCATAACTTGTAACAGGTTCTATACAGTGTTTAAAATGATGACCCACAGATCCACAATTTGAACATATATTTGTTTTATTATATAACCTTTGTGATGGGGTTATGGCCATTATACTATTATAAATATGATAATTTGTCTTTACATATATTACGCAAAAAGAGCAACATATATAATGAATCATAAATTTAGAGAATGCCCGGTCATATACCACCATCGACATGGGGGCCATTTTTCTGGCATACGATGCATTTAGTTGCACTAGGATATCCAAAGGAGCCAACTTATGCAGAAAAGAGAGCAGCAAAAGAATTTTATGAGAGTTTCACACATTTAATACCTTGTCCAATTTGTAAAACGCATTACGCAGAAAATCTAAAAACAATGCCAGTCACTCCGAGTCTAGATACACGTAAAGATTTATTTAAATGGACCGTGGATATGCACAATTTAGTCAATAAGCAGCTAGGGAAGCCTCATGACTATACCGATGCCGATGCTATAGCTTTCTATAATCGTCTAGGTGCTATGGGAAGATCACCAGTGTATACCCCTGATGACTTACAAAGTTACTATTTTATGATGACTGCGAAATACGGTTCTATGGCTCTTGCTGGGGCCGCACTACTCGGTATTGGTATATATTGGTATACTAGTAAAGATTAGTTTTCCTTTTATAACTTAAGTTAAATACTCACTGGATTCAATTTTGGTGTTAAAAAGCTTTAACGCAAATATGAATTGCTGGTTGAATCCAGTGAGTATATACAAGAGAGGGCTGGATACCTTAATATGCAAAAACCATATTATAGTTTTATAGAGTTGCTGGATGTATCCGTGGGGAAAGAGTATACCGCTTTTGGGCAGATCATCTTTACTGAGATGTTACCAGATTACACGGGTCCTCTTTCCCATTTAATCTTAAGAAGATGCCTTTAAGCCGCCACTTTTTATCTATAAACGCATTCAGTTTTTTAGTCATCATTTCTATTTTCAATATCAAATGTATATAGTTTATTTATAAGTATTACTAATTTATTCCATTCTTCTACATGACATGCTGTATCAGTTCCCCATGATTCAAGATTAGAATTAAAATAAATTATTCGTATTTGACTATCTTCATAAAATAAAAGAGGATCAGAATTATAATTTAATAATGGTATAAATATCAAAAATTTACAATTATATTTATCTAAAATGCTCCTATCAAAATAACATTCTTTGTTTTTTTCATATACTTGAATTTTTTCAATATAAAATAATAATGTTGTATTACTTTTATTTTTTAAACACTCTAATAAATGTAAGGAACGTCTATTGATACTATTAACTGTATTTTGATCATATAAATCATGATGATTCCATATACAAACTCTATCTAAATCTAAAATCTCATCATCATTATTTGGTATTCTAGCATTTTTATGTATAAAAGTTTTACACCGCCAGGCTTGTTTATTAAATTTATAAGTATAATTACCCCTTTGAATATATTCCATATTTGTATAATTTTCGAAGTTAGTATCAATAAATTGTAATGCTGTTTTTAAATCAATTACCATATAAGAAAATGGCGATGAATATTTTCTAATTTTTAAATATATCCTTAAAAATTCATCAGCATTACATCTATGACCCATAGAAAATATATTATTGATGTAAATTACCTCACTCATATATATAAAACAAAGAAAATTACGATTTTAATATTAGACGCATTAAAAGCTGAAAAGTTTGGTAGCAAGTTCACGAATAGGATTGTAGCGGGGCGCATCCATAATTGTTCGAAACATGTGTATAGGTGTTAAAATACCTGGACCACCCTTCTGTAAAGCTTTAAAGGCGCTAGGAGACCATCCACTTAGATTTATAACGCCAACAGTATCATACTTACAATGAAAATCATTATACTCTGCTCGCAAATTCCAACAGACTATGCGAGGAGGTTTATATCCAGCTTGCTTGAAAGAACGTTTTACAATATCAAAATGTGTTTCCCATACTTTTGATCGCTTAGCGTATTGTCTTGTGCTTGATGCTTCATCAAATCCCATATCTGTAAGGACAATAAGATCTGTTGGTGCTTCACTTGGTGGAACTTTGTGCTCAATGAGTTTTCCAAGAACTAAATCATATGCTTTTTGAAAATCGGTGCTAAGCCCCTGTCCAAGATGACATACACTGTTTACTTTATCACGAAGAGTTCTACGTCCAGTAAAACAGTGCCATGAAGGATTTTCATCAAATAACAAAATATAATCAGCAAAATCTTTATGGGCAATTTCACTTCCTAGAATTCCTAGGGCTAGAGAGACATCTTTAGGGGTTCCTTCCATAGATCCACTAAAATCACACATAAATACGCATTTATTTAATCCTCCAGCAACTTTTGTATCATTTCTAATAGCTTCCCATTGTGCTTGGAGAATTGTATCGGAATCTTCGGTATGACTATGCCGTCTATTACGGATTTCTTCAACTAATTCATGTGGCATAATTACATTTGCTCCTTTCGCCACCTTTTTTCCTTGAGAAAGTTCTTTTGCGTAGTTCTCAAAATTCTCGCGACAGTTCATACGATCAGAATCATTAGGATATCTGTATTCAATGCTTCCATACTCTTTTCGCAATTGTTTTTTTGTTGGGCGATTCAAAAAGGCTCCCTTATTTTTCTTCATCAAGCGTCCTGGAACATGACCAGGGACAATATTTGCCCATGTTTTCCCACACATATTTATTTCAGTTGTTACAAGTTTTCGGTTCAAATCAGCAACAGCCTTGCGATAGGCGCGTAGATGCTCATCTTTGTCTTTATTAATGTCTGGAAATAGAACTTCAGCAAAGCGTTTAGCAAGTAAGTCATAGTGACTTTTTTCCCGTGGCAACCATTTTGCTAAAAGAGAAGGTCTGTCGGCACCTAGATCCTTTGTAAACTGTTCTTTTACTACTCTATCAATCGCAGTTTTCACTGGAGATTCAACATGCTTGTAAATTTCCCATAAATCCTTCCAATAACCGTATTCAGGAACGTGTATTAGAATTTCATACGCATGATCAGGAAATTTATTTAGAAATGCTGTGAGCATGTGAACAAAAAGGTCTCTTTCACCCTTTCCTCCACGAATATCACGAGTTTGAAATATCAAAACTAGCAGATCAATTAAAGTTATATTATCGGCATTTAACAAATCATTCATATGTTTTTTAATTATAAATTCATGCATATTACGATTGAGCATAGTATAAAAACTAACAAGTTTATCTCCAAATCCTTTTTCAGTATACACATCACTTCCCCTGACACCAACTTTTGTTGTTTTTTCTGAAAGATAGTCTTGATCATCTTTTGAAATTTCCATAGTTTCATAATCACTATCACTTAAGTCAAGACATTCAAATCTATTTATTGTATTCATTGCCGAAACAAAAGCCATTACTTAGAATTTACGCTACAAACTTTAAATTGTTTTTTTAAAATAATGTTAGGAATGTCTTTATCACAACGTGGTGGAGCACTTTTTGGTAGCAACAGCGCATCTGGTTATGGATCCAGCAATTTTACAACTGAAACAGGTGTAGGTTCAGGAGTAATTCAATATTTATTTTACTTTATTATGATTACAATTTTAGTTTTACTAGTATTAGTTTTAATACATTATCTTGTAACTCCTATCTTTAAAATGCGACCTGGGTCAAAGGGATATATTGCTTTGCCCGGATCGAATGATTCACGATTATATTGGAAAAGTTTTAAGGAGTTGCGTCCCATAAAGGATACTGATACTCCAATTGGAAGTAGTTTTGAAAATTATAGTTTTATTTTGGATCTACAAGTGGATAATCCAACGGCCAATACGACATCACCAAGAGTTTTATTTGTTCGGGGAGCAAAGTTGGAACCTTTTGATGGAAATTTTGGAGATCGTGATACTATTCAAAGAGTTTTACAGAATTTTAATGTAATTGTTTATCTAGACAGGTTAACAAATGATTTAAATATTTGTGTTCAAACCGTTGGCCCAGCAACACCAGAAGTTTACCTTGAAAATATTCAAGTTCCAAATATCCCAGTTCGTAAGCCTATACGTTTGGGGGTTATGGTGGGAAGTAAAGTATTAGAAGTATATGTCAATGGTTATTTAGTTCGTTCAATAACATATAGATATTCGCCCGCCGCAATTGTTGGAGATTTCCAGCCACCACTTGATAATGTCATTTCCGCAACAGCTCGTGTTCGTAATCTCAGATTATGGAATCGCCCATTAAGTCCAAGTGAATTTCGTTCTTATAACGGACCTGAAGAATTTGATCTAAAAGACATATCAGATAGTTGTGCAGCATAATCAGTAACTAAGGTAGAGTATGGAACTGTCAACCATAATTATAGCTATATCAATCATGTTGCTGATAGCAACATCAATAGCATATACAATTCTTACAGTAACACGGCCAAATATGTCAACGGCTCTGTCCCCGAAAGTTGGATCATTGAGCAATCCTACCAACGTGGGGAATATAGCAGATGTTCGTGATTCTTTTCTGGCACCCCCAGGAGCAACATTTCACGTATATGTATTTTGTGTAGTAACTGGCAAAACTCAATCAATTGGGCCAACACAGGAGCCTATTAATATTTTACATATGGGGAATGTTCTACAATTACAAATTTTACCTGGAGGAGTAAGTGGTTCTCCGAAAACTCGCTTACGTATACAAACTCAAAATAATCCAAATAACTTTGAATATATACCATTAAAAGATTTTCCTCAACAGAAATGGGTTCAACTTGCTATTGTTCGTGAAGGTAGAAGATTTACTGTATATTACAATGGAGAAGTAATTGGAAGTCAGAGAACATTAAATTATCCTGTTATTAATTCATCACAACTAAAGTTGGGAGATACACGTTTAAGAGGCGAGTTTGTCAGACCTATTATCACTCCGACACCGATGAGAATAGAAGAGATACAAAATGATTTGAGGGATAGTTCAGACACCCGAGAGGTACCCTATAAACCTACAACATTTGGAGATATTTTTACTAAGCTTGGATGTCCGAGCGGCTTATTCTGCTTTAGCACTTCAAAAGCACCCTCCAACAATCCACTGAAAATGTGGCAATCGCCGTATTAGTAATGATTTCTCTCATTCTCACAGAGAGAGATCCCAAATGGACAGAGTTGAAGCTGCTTTACCTGGTGCTGGTGTTCTTGGAAAAATCTTGTTTCCTATTCTTGCCCTGATTGCTCTATACTATTTATATCAATTCCTATTTGGTCCTAGTGATTTGAAGGGAGAGACAGTTATAAAGAGTATTGTCAATGCTTCTCCCGATATGCCATTCATAGTAACGGGCGATAAGCTTCCGGTTCTATTTGAGGGTGGCGAATATTCTATTAATTTTTGGTTGTATGTGAATGATTTCAGTGTAAATCATGGTCGTAATAAGTTTATCTTAAGCTTAGGAGGTTCTACATTCTTAACTATACTAATTTATTTAGGCCCATATAAGAATACTCTTAATGTTCGTATCCACACGGTCGACACAACCTCATCGTCAGTTGCTCCTCAAGTTGCGATGGGATCCACCGCCCCAGGCCCTGGCGACCTTACAGACAATTTACTTGTAAGCAATTTAGAGACTATTTTTGACGGTGTTCAACAAGATTCTAGTTTATTAACTCCTATGCGCCCATGTGATGTAGCGAACATTGATTTACAAAAGTGGATTCAAGTAACTGTAGCTTTAAATGTAAAGACATGTGACGTATATGTTGATGGCAAGTTGGCACGCAGCTGTGTATTGCCGTCATTCTACAGAGTTGATAGAAGTGCTATGATGATGAAGATTACAGATTATAAGGGTTTTGGTGGATTTGTAAGCAACGTAAGTGCATACAACTATGCTCTAAATCCCGAACAAGTTTGGAAGTTATATATGGCCGGCCCTGGTCCTCAATATACCCTCTTGGAGTATCTGAAGTCATTGTTTGATCCTACGGCCATGAGCGCATATGACTACCCGAAACAAAATATAATACAGTAGTCTGACAAAAATTAGAAAATATACGGTTTAATAACCTAGAAAAAGATTATTAAATTGATAAAACAAGAGTATACTGTAGAGATAGAGATAGAGATATGAACTCTGGAGTATACCGTAATTCAGGTAATACCGATTCTGTTCCAGGTCCTATTGGTTATATTGTTGGAAAGGGTGTAATGGCACAATTACTACTGGCTCTGGTAATTTGTGTAATATTATATATCTTGCTTATGTCTATTGAAATTTTCTACAAGAGTTTCAAGCAGATTAAGGGCACTCGTGTGGCATTACTTGATATGACTGTAAATGCCGAAAATAAGCGCCGTGAATTTGAACAAAATCCAAGTGTGCCTGGCGCAAAGCTCATTCCGATGTCCGATAATGAGCGCACAGGAGCTGAATTTAGTTACAGCTTCTTTATTTACATAAATAATAGTAGCTTCAGACAAGAGGATGCTTTATTACACATTATGCACAAAGGAAATCCCTTGCCCTTCCCTCTGATGGCGCCAGGTGTATTCTTAAGAAGCAACCAAAATACCCTCCGCGTATACATGAATAGCAGTAAGACATGGAATAATTATATTGATGTTGAGAATATTCCTGTCAAGAAGTGGGTTCACGTCGCTCTAGTTGGCAGAGCAAATGCGATAGAAATCTACATTAACGGAAATCTTGCGAAGAAACTGAATTTGGATGGTGGCGTATTTTACCAGAATTTTGGAAATCTAATTCTCTTCAGCCCCCGCACATGTGTGATTAACCCAATTAACTCGCCGTCTGCTGGCCAAGATATTTTACAGATTTTGGGCGCATTCTCTGGATTATTCAGTAATTTATACTATTACAGTTATGCTCTATCCTATACTGAAATTCAGAAGCTTCTAGCTGAAGGGCCTAGTTCTAGAACAGAATCTGGAACAGAAGATGCGCCACCTTATTTGGAGGATAGTTGGTGGGTTTCTAATTATAGCACTTAAGTTATATAATTTTTCGCAAACATCTTTTATTAAGCAATCTTTTTATGTAGTATTTGTATACCACGTAAAAGATCAAAATTCATCTCTATAGCGCTTAACAGGAGAGACCACAAATGCCCGGTGGTGGTTTATTAGCTTTAGTAAGTTATGGAGCACAAAATGTAATTCTGAATGGAAATCCGGAGTTTACTTACTTTTATAAAGTTTTTAAACGTTATTCACATTTTTCAATGGAAAACGCGACTATTCCGCTGGAAGGTCCTAATGAATTATTCTACGATCAGCCTATCAAGCTAAGAGCAAAAATACCGCGCATTGCTGACTTAGTTACTGATATGACATTTGTATTTGATATTCCAAATATTTACAGTAAATATTCAGCATGTAACCCGCAGCGTCTTGCACAATATGAATTTCAGTGGAATAATTTCCTGGGGGCACATATTTTACAAAATGTGGCATTTTTTGTTGGAGGCAGTAAAATACAAGAATTTGATAGTGACTATGTAATCGCAAAAGCACACGCCGATCTTGATACAGACACATTTCAAAAATGGAGATATCTTGTGGGCGAAACTCCAGAACTTACAGATCCAGCGCGGGGGGTATATGCTGGTGGAGAAATAGGAAAAGGGTATCCATCCGTTTTAAGAGACTCATCTGTAATTCAGCAAACCAATCGCCCAAGTATTTACGGCCAAAGTATATATGTTCCACTTCCTTTGTGGTTTTCAGAATCTGCCAGTAAAGCTCTACCTCTAGTTGCTTTACAGTATCATGAATGTGAAATTCAAATTACGCTTCGTTCTATTCAAGAACTGTATAGCATATTAGATCCTTCTGGATACAGAGTGCGCCCAGGATATCGTGTTGTTGCTCCAACATCTCAAATTTCTATCGGACAACCTACATATAATGCTATTTATGATCCATCTGGGGAGTTTCGCGCATTTTTAACAGATGTAAATGAAACGCCTCCCGCTACAAACAGTTGGTTTTTTAATCCACATTTGGAAGCAAATTATGTATATCTTACGGACGCTGAAAGAAAAATATTTGCTTCACAGCCACTTAATTATTTAGTATTTCAAGTTACTCAGTTTTATTTTAATAGTCTATACACAAGAACATTATATGATTTGGAGGTGTCAAATCCAATAACACGGTTATTGTTAGTTCCACGACGAAGTGATTCTTTATTTTATAAAAATCAGGTTGGAAATTATACCAATTGGGTAAATCCACTACGATCGCCTTGGCTCCCTACAACTGGTGCAACTATACCACAAATTATACAGTTTGTGACTGGCCCAATTATTCCAGCAACGCAGCAACAAATTATTCAGTCACTGCGTGTGCTATTGGATGGTAATGAAATACAAGAAGAGAAACCCTTGAGTTACTACACAAGGGTTCAACCATATAGAATGCTCACTGGGGCGAGTTTACCTGAATCCCAGTTCTTGCCTTGTATAAATTTTTCTTTAACAAGCCCACATGATCAGCCCAGTGGCAGTGTAAATGCAAGCCGCATACGTCTTTTCCAGCTAGATGTCAATCCTCATGCGTTACCTTTAAATTCTACCTATGTGTATGAATTGAGAGTATATGCCGAAAATATTAACTTCTTCACTGTTGAATCTGGTTATGGTGGTCTCAAGTATGCATTATAGACCCATATCACCAGGGTGTGCCAATCCATCTGCTCGTATTCTGCGAAATGCTATGGGCACATGTTCAATTTCAATATTATTTTTTTTAAGAATGTGAGCCAAGTATTTTTCACTATGTAGACTATTTGTCAGGGAATATTCATATGCCTCGTCAAAACGATTTCCAAAATAACTTGCGACATCTGGTAAACCTATTGCGAAACGATCATTACAGTTTTCATAGAGTTGAAAGTTTGGTAATAAAATAGTATTATCTTTAAGATTTTTTAACCACTCAATTTGTATAGGTTTTGAAAAATAAACATCTGGGCGCACATACATTACAGCATCATATTTTGTATTTTGATTCTTCCACAGTTCAGTAACTCTTTTTAGAGAGTATAGTGATCGTATATGATTATCTAAGGTCTGAAATGTATAACTGTCTGATGCCCAGGGGTTACCATGTGTCCTATATTTTTCAAATTCTAAGAGAGTATCAATATAATCTTGATGTTCAACAATATGTTCTGTTGGCTCAAGTAGTTTCCAAATAGTATTTTTTAGAATTATTGAGTGTTCATTTGCTCTATGATTTGTGTAAGGTCGGTATAATGTAAATGTGTGAATAAAAGTATCATATTCAATTCCGTTTGCTTTTAAAGGTCTAAATATTTTATTATGTAAACTTTCGATTGTGTAATCAGTAGATCTACATAAACCCCAAAAACAGATGGCGACTTTCATGAATGATTCTTCTTTTCGGATTCAAGTTTTTTACATTTATCTTGGCGCAATTTCAACTTTAAACCTTTACTTGTTTCAACTAATAGTATATAGTCGGGATACTTTTTTTCTAAAGAGCGCATTTCTTTTTCAGTCAGCTGAATTGTTTTTGTAGATGTTACACCAAACATATTTAGACGGACAATTGCTGAATTTTGTTGAAAATATAAAATAGTTCGTTCAATATCATCTGAAAATTTTAAGCTGGAATCAATACCAGTATAAATACAGCCATAAAATGTGCTGGAAATTAATTTTAGATTATGAGATATGCTGTTTTTTAAAGCTGTTTTTTTATGGAGATGCTGGATGCCCCATAGAAATGCTCCAGATTTCTCACATTCATAGAATCCAGTCTTTATCACGGAG